CTCAATAAGCAGATACAGGAAGAAATTTTCGTCGCGCACAACGTCACCTCGCCGATGTTGTTCGGCATTAGAACCGAAGGGCAGCTCGGAGGGCGCAAGGAGTTAGCAGAGGCGTTTGAGTTGTTCAAGAACACGTACATCATGAACCGCGTTTTGATCGTCGAGCGCATGATTAACTACCTAACGTCCTTCAACGGCTATGAGTGCCTCTACCTCCAGCCTTTCGACCCGATCACCGAGCAGCTTTCGGAGCAGGCGTTGATGCAGATTTTAACGCAGGATGAACTACGCGAAAAGGCAGGCTATGAGCCACTGGCAGAGGCGACTGGCACGCCAACACCCGACGCAGGCGAAGTAGCCGTAGAAGCGAGCGCAGGCGTCAACGAGGCTATCAAAACGCTATCTGGCAGGCAGTACCAAAACCTGATGCGTATTGTGCGCCACTACTCACAGGGCAAGGTCACACTCGAACAGGCGCGCACGATGCTGACAGCTGGCTTCGGCCTCAACCCGGAACAGGTTGACCAGCTACTGGGCGTGAAGGAGCAGGCGTTCACGGATGAAGCTGATGAGCTGGAGTTTCTGGCGCAGGTTGGCCAGCAGTTAGGTGAGGCGCGTGACAGCTTCGATGTGCTGCAAGAACGCGAACTGGATTTCAACGAATACGGCGAGGCGGAGTTCTTCATGCAGTTTGCAGTTTCAGATGAAGACAAGGCGCTGGATGAGAAAATCGTAAAATATAGGCGCAAACGCGAGGATGCAACGGTTGAAGAGATGGCCAAAGAGTTCGGGGTGAGCAAGGCGCGAATCCGCAAGCGCATCCAGTACCTGTTGCAGGTCAACAAGTATCCGTTGAAGCGCGGCATCGGTCAAGCGACGAAAGAGGAGAAAGTGCCTGAACCGATCGTCGAGGTGCGCTACCGGTATGACTGGCGGCCTGAATATCGAGGGTTATCAAAGGCTGATGGCTACGATAAGAGCCGCAAGTTCTGCCAAGTCATGATGGACTTGAGCAGCGCACGCCTATACACACGCGACGACATCAACCAGCTGACGGCGCTCATGGGTTACAGCGTCTGGGAGCGCAGAGGCGGATGGCTGACGCTTGAAGACGGCAGGCACCGGCCAAGTTGCCGGCATATGTGGGTGCAGCAGTTGGTGATCAAAAAAGGTACACAAGTTGAACGTATAGTCGAATGAGCAAGGCACTATTTATTTCGGAAAACACGCTGATCGAAAATTCGGTCATCAGCGAAAACGTAAGCTACACGCAGCTACGTCCCACGATCGTCAAGGTGCAGGAGATGCACATTCAGTCAGCGGTGGGATCGGCGCTATACGCGGAACTCGTGACGCAGGTCATCGCCGGCACTTTATCGGCGAACAACACCACGCTGATGCAGACCTACATTCAGCCAGCGATCATTCAGTGGATGTACTTTGAACTTCCAATGGTGCTGGCCTTCAAGTTCATGAACAAAGGGATGGACAGGCGCAGCAGCACGGAGTCGTCACCGATGAGTGAGCGTGAGATGACGCGACTCATGGACAAAAGCCGCGATGATGCGGAGTGGTACACCGAGCGAATCACGCGCTACCTTCAAGAGAATCACACGCTGTTTCCATTGTTTGACAACCCACCAACGGCTATCGACACGATTTACCCAGCGAACAGTGCGTACCAGACTGGAATGGTGTTGGGCAGACGTGGGCGGTATCGCGATCCGCTTGACTACCCTGAAAACCGACGCAACTACTTTTGATGGCGCACTCGAAAAATGTAAACAAACTAAAGAAATTCTATGAGCAGTTGGGTGACAATCAAAAACGACCTGATAGCCTTCGCACAGTCGCACCTGCAGATCAACGCGGTGGGGTTCGGCGATCCGCTGGCGATAGGCACGGACAACACGATAAACCTACGGACGGCCGACAGGGATAGGGTTATCTACCCGCTCTTGTTTGTCGATGCGCAGAGCGCGTCAATGCCTATCGGTGCTACCAACCTAAGCGTCAGCGTACTTGTTATGGATCGCGTTGCAGACCTTCGCGGCGTGGATGCGACGATCAGTGGCAGCGTCGTCTACCGATGGACTGACAACGAGGATGAGGTGTTAAGCGACACCCTGCGTATCATGCAGGACTTCGTCGCGGAGTTCACCGATGACCCTGACCGCGACTACACGATCACAGGCGCGGTGAGTGCTACGCGCTTCGTGGAGGCACGCGATGACAAGGTCGCAGGGTGGCAGGCAACGGTCGTGTTTGAGTTGCCATTCAGCCGCAACGTCTGCCAAATACCGACGCGTTAAAAACACGATTATAGAATTGCATAGAATCAGGCAAAACGATATTTACAACTAAAGAAAAATACAATGAATTTAGGACAACAAATGGATGCGCTGCTTGGGCGCGGAATGGCAGCCGAAGTGCTGGCAGTTGGCGCAGGCGCGGTTTCATCGGTGACAGGTCGCACCTATGACGTGTTGGTCGTCAATCAGGAGGCGAAGTTTACGACGCTCACGGATAGCAACGGCACGAATATGATGACTGCGGTGAGTGGTGGTGGCATCGGCTTATTTCCTTCTGGTCAGGCGTTCAGTCCGGGTATGATCATAGCCGCCAACAACGGACGTAGGATCGCCGCCGTGACGCTGAACGCAGGCAGTGTGATCGGATATTCGATGCAGGGCGTAACCATCGTAAGCGCGGTCTGATGGCTTTAGGCATTGGCTACGGCTTGCCGTTTGTCGCTCAACACGGCACGAATCCTTACAAGACGCAGTGGGCAGCAGCGCTTGAAGGCGCGAAGGGCGCAGGTGCTACTGTTGAAGATGAAAACGCTGGCACAGGCAGCTGCTTGGTGGCACGCGGTCAAGACGTGTACACGGACGGACTGCCGTTCACGCCTTCGATGCTGATTGTCCCGCAGTTCTACAAGGCTGGCAACCTATACCAAGACGTGCCTCCGTTTGTCGCGGAGGATAGCACGATGCGGTTCACAGTAAGCCGCAACACGACGGCAACGCGTGTTGATAGCAGCGGATTGATTGCAAGTGTCGCTTCGGGAGTGCCTCGTATTGACTGGCTTGGGCAGTCTTGCCCCGCCTTGTTGGTGGAGGCGAGTGGGCAGAATGTGGCTCGTTGGGTAAATCAGATGACGGCACAAGATACACCTGCGGCATCAGGTGGAATGACCATTACAACAGGCAGCACTGACTTTCTTGCACCCGACGGAACGAGTGGCAGTATAACCAAGTATGTCGGTGGTGCAGCAAGCGGAACCAGTCAATATGCTTATTATTCAGGGGGAGGCATTACTGTCACTGCATCTGGTCAGCATACTTTTAGTTTGTTTGTAAAACGCGGGGCAACAAACCCATTGACTTTTTGTGCCTTGGGCATTGAAAATTATGCTGGAGGGAGTGGCACAATTTATTCATATTTCAACCTCGCAAGCGGAACTGCTTTGACTGCAGGCGCAAGCGTTCAAGATTACGGCAATGGATGGTATCGGCTATCGACTGCTCCATACACATTGGCGGCAGGCGACTTAACTGGAACGCTTACATTTTTTATGGCTGAAGGCAACGGAGATTTGTCTTGGCCCGCATCAGGTGCGCTCAACTTAACTGCATACACTTGGGGCGCACAATTCGAAACAGGCAGCGTCGCGACCACATACATCCCCACCACGACAGGAGCAGTCAGCCGTGCCGCTGATGTCATCAGCGCATCGGGGGCGCTTGTTAGTGGACTGATAGGCCAAACCGAGGGGACTATTTATGCGGAGGTGGATTTGAGGAATTTGGCGATAGAAACATACATTATTCGCATAGACGAAGGAGCATCATCAAATAATATTACTTTGCGAAAACTGAATACAAATCAAATACGAACCGCAATTGTAGCGCCAACAACATCGGGAACGCTTAACATATCAAGTGCAGCTTTTACTGCTGGAATAATCAAAATCGCTTTTGCCTACAAGTCAGGTGAAATTGCTCTTAGCGTCAATGGCGCAACGCCTTTAACGGCAAATGGGACGTTCGCTTTCGGTGCGCCCTTGAATAGAATAACACTTGGTAGCAACCAGTCTCCAAGCAGCGAGTTCAACGACCGCATCCGCGCCGCCGCACTCTACACCACGCGGCTATCTAACGCACAACTTGCCGAATTAACCCGACTATAAATGCCGACCTTCCGCAAATACGCCTTCCCCAACGAAGCGACATTCACCGCGCTACCAGTGCCGCAAGGCTTCGCAGTGCCGCTCGGCATCATCGAGGGCGCTTATTGCGTCGACATCCTTTGGGATGGAGAGCCACATAGCGACTACCTGCCTTTCGAGTGCTGGCCTCCGCCAATAGGCGTGCATACATTTTTAGGCTGGGATGAGCAGTACACAATCGACTACAACGCAAACAAATGATAGACTTCCTCAAAAGCATAGGCATCAACATCGGCCTGACAATCGCCGGCTTCTTCGGCGCACTCCTGCTTGCACCTCGTATGAAGAACTGGAAGCTGCAACTGGTGGCAGTCCTAAGCGGCACGCTATCGGCAACCTACATCGCACCAGTAATCATCGGCATCCTCAATATACAAGCGCCGAACATCGAGTACGGCCTCGCGTTCATCGTCGGCTTTTCGGGCGTAAAGATTACGGAGGTGCTGGAAGTGCGGATTATGAAGCTGCTAAAAAGCACACCAAACCAATAACATGAAGATAACCCGACGCGCAGCCAACGTCCACACGATTGACTGCGAGGGGAAGGAGGCGGAGTTTCTGCTCATCAGCGACCTTCACTGGGACAATCCGAAGTGCGATCGCGAT